GCCACGTAGGGCGTGGCCATCGTGTAGACCGTGCCACCGCCGTTCAACACGAAGCCCGGCGCGTCTGCATTGAACATCACGACCTGCATGGTCATGTGGCCGAACACGAGAGCATACGTCTGGCCCGCCGGCAGGGTGCGGAACTGGAACGGGATCAGCCGGTGGCGCAGGCCTGAGTTGTCGACCTCGCCCACGAAGCGCGTGCCCGGCCGGTTCGACGCGCCACCGTGCGGATGCACGAAGAAGTTCTGCATCGTCCGCGCGCCCACATGGAACTTGGCCAGATCAACGCGGCCATACAGGAACGGGCTGAGCTCGCCGGCGGCAAACGACGGCTGGATGGTGTTGAGTGTCGCCATTACGGCATCACCTGGCCGAACGCGGCGAGCCCGTCGTCGAAGCCGCGCGCGGCGGCTGCTTCCGGCACGTAGGTGCGGTTGAGCGCCGAGCCCTCGTTGGCGGAGTCCGCGACGGCCTCGCGCAGGCTGAGCTGCCACATCTGGGTCAGCGCCTTGGCGCGATCGTCCTTGCCGGTCAGCTCGAAGCAGATCCGCGAGGCCAGGCCATAGACGACGGCGTCGACGAAGCCCTGGTCCCAGCGCAGCGGATCGGTCACCTGCGCGGTGTAGATCGCCGACAGGGGGGCCGCATTGGCCAGGATCACGTTGACATAGGCGCCGGTCGAATCGCGATCGCCCGCGACCTCGTAGAAGGTCTCGGGCAGCGCCAGCAGCGGCACGTCGTTGAGGCGGCGCAGGCGGATGCAGTCGACCGGAGCTGCGTATTTGTAGGCCCAGCGCGCCGGCGGGTTCTGCAGTTGGGCGAGCTGCGCGGTGATGCGGGCGAAGTTCCAGTCGAAGAGGCGCAGGGCCGCATCCCGCACCATCGCGAAATGCGTCAGGCAGGCATTGGCCTCGGCCGAGCCCTCGTCGATCGAGCTGATCTTCGAGCGCGTGCCGACGTGGGAGATCGCGGCGTTGCAGATATCGGTGATGGACGCCATCAGGCGTCCATCAGGTGGGCGGCAGGCGCTGCAGCGAAGCGAAGCGCCGAGAGCCCACACGGTGCAGAAAGAATGAGCATGCGGAAACACCTCCTGAAAGCGGCAAGGAGGCGGGCCTAGCTTTGCTTCGCAAAGCCAACGGCCCGCCCCGCGTAGCGCTACGCGCTACGCGTTAGGCGACGTAGGCGCGCGGATAGACCGGCAGCACGTCGAGCGAGGGCACCAGCGCCGCCTTGAGCGCGCCGGCCGTCATCGCGGCCGTGCCGACCACGTAGTTCAGGCGCAGGAAGCGCTGGGTCGGTCCCGGCAGCTCGCCCTGCAGGAACTTGTAGCCCTGCACCAGCGCGGCCACGGCGATGGCGTCGGACTGCGAGAGCGTGACCCACGCGCCCGGCGCGCCGGAGCCGTTGTCGGGCGCGGTCTGGAACTGCACCTGCAGGGTCGCCGAGCCGCCCGAGGTGAAGGCGGCCACGACCTCGCACAGGAACATCAGCTGGTCGGTGACGGCACCGCCGATGTCGCGGGCGACGCCGAGATCGATGATGTTGGTCGAGGCGGTGCTGCCGGTGCTGGTCGGAGTGTCCCCGGCATCGGCCGAGAACTGGTTCAGTTTGTCGATAAGCATGTTGTATGTCTCTCCTCAGACCACGCGGGCTTCGTTGTTGAGAATCTGGTCGCAGATGCGGATCGGGATGCCGCGGAATGCGGTGTACGGCTTGGAGTCGCGCGTCTCGAGCGTCAGGAAGTTGTTGGCCTTTGCCATCGCCTGGATGTCGAGCGCGCTGCGCACCGTGCGGTTGCAGTAGAACGCGGTGTTGACTTGGCCGGGCTTGGTGCCGCCCGGCGGCGGGCTGTTGCCGGCCGCCGACACGAACGGCAGCTTGTTGACCGCCGCGATCAGCGTATTCACCAGGTTCGCGGTGGTGACCGCGCCCGCCGTCACGTTGATGTTGGCGATGCGCACCACGAAGCGCCAGTCGCGCACCGTGAGGCCACAGTCCCACTTGAAGTGGGTGCGATAGCCCTGGAACGGATTGTTGTTGGCGTCGAAGAGCGAGTGCTCGCCGAGATCGCGCACCTGCAGGCCGGCTTTCGATCCCTTGGGGAACAGGCCGTGCACGGTGTTCTGGCCCCAGCCGACCAGCCAGATCGAGGTGTTGGTGCCGGACGAGCCGCCGGCATCGACGACGTTGACGCCGTTGTTGGCGCCGGAGATCGCCGAGAAGCGCGGCGCCAGGCCGGTAAAGCGCTCCGGATTCGCGGCCGTACTGCCGTAGAGCACCGTGCCCTGCATGCCCTGGTTCATCGCCTCGATGAAGGCCATGTCCTCGCCCATGCGGAACTCGGCGGTATTGCCGTTGAGGTCGGCCAGCGACTTGTCGATCTCGCTGTAGGCCTCGAGCATGCCGGTGGCGTCGCGCACCTGGGCCGTCGTGCTCTTGGACTTCTGGACGCCGTAGTTCAGCAGGCGCCAGGTTGCGGTCGGCAGGCCGGTACGCACGGTGGTCTTGTGGCCGGCGCCGTCGTTGCACTGCATCCACAGCATGTCGGTCAGCATCTCGTTGGTCTGGCCGAGCAGCTCGATCACCGCGGCGGGCTTGCCGCCGGGATCGAGTCGCGTGGCCCATTCGCCGAGGGTGAGGGCCGAAGAGGCAAGAGTTGCCATGTGTCGTAGTCTCCTGTGTCGCTTCGCGACTGTTGAAAGACAGCCGCTATTGCGACTGTTTGGGATTGCCGTCGTAGATGGTTTCGGCCGCTGACCTCGGCGCGGCCGGCGCGGCATACCTGCCGGGCACGAACCGATCCTCCGAGACCATCTGCCCGAGACGCACGAAGGCCTTCACGATCGCGGGATGGTTGCCCGCGCCGGTCAGGTTCAGCGCCTCCTTGAGTCCCGGAACGCCGAGGCGGTCGATCGCGCGGGCCGCAGAGGCCATGCTGGCCGTCAGTCTGTCGCCGCCGATTTCGGTATCCGCCTTGATCTCCGAGACCCATTTGCTCTGCAGGTCGACGAACGCCTGCACGCCCTTCCGGGCGGCGGCCTGCTCGCGCGAGACTGCAAGATCGATGAACTTCTGCGCCTGCTCCTGCGGCAGCCCTGCTTCCGAGAACAGCGAGCGCGCGCGGTCGAGCGTCTCGCCGTCGACGGTGGCGCCTTCCGGCAGCTTGAAGTCCTCGTAGGTGACCGGCTGCGGCCCCTCTGCTCCGTCGGCTGTCGTGTCGGCCGCCGCCGCGAGCACCGAGTCTTCCGCCATCGCCGGGGGCGGATTTGCCGCCGGCGCATCGGCCGTCGCGTCAGGAATTTGAATCGTCTCGTCCGCCATCGGTCTCTCCGTTGGGTGCGGGTTGCTTGGAAATCGCCTCGGCCTGCATGCGGCCGTACTCTTCGGGACAGAGCCGCATCAGGTCGGCCAGCACGGCCAGGCCGAGATCGCGGCGGCCCTCGTTGAAGGCCGTCAGCTCCGCGGACAGGCCCATGGAGCTGCGGAACACGCCCGCTTTCGCGAGCAGGTTCCAGATGAAGCGCCGGCCGCGGGCATCGCCCATCAGCCAGCGGACGTCCTCGTTGCGCTGCAGCCGCGTCGTCTTCGCGGACTTCTGCCGGCGCTCGACGTGGCGCGGGTCGCCGGCGTCGTAGGCCGGCGTCGAGTTGTTGGTGTCTTCCATGCACACGAAAATAAGCGCGTGCGGCGAAATCGCGAATTACGGTCGTTATATCCACTATATCGTTGGCCGGCTTGAAACTGCCGCATGTCGTGCGGAGCGTTTTCGCTTGCGCGGAGGGGCTGTGCCGGACAGTTTCGAGGCCAATCGCGCAATGACACTCCAGCCGTCACCCCTCCATCACGCCTCGTTCCTCGTCCGCTTCTGGCGCGGCGGGTACACGTTGCCGATCTCCTATTGGGTGATCGGCCTGGCGTTCAATCTCGCGACCATCGGCGCCATCCAGGGCCTCGCCTTCGCCACGCGCGAGCAGGCGTTCAATCCCTACGCCATCGCGCTCACGCTGTTCGTCATGTGGGGCGCCACGGCGATCATCCTGGTCTATCAATCCGTCGGCGTGTGGCGCTCGGCGACGCGCTACCGCAAGGTTCCGGACCGGCTGGTCTGGCGCAGGATATGGAGTGCGGCCGCGCAACTCTCCGTCCTGGTGGGCGTCGTGAGCTTCGGCCACCAGCTCTGGCAGTCGGGCGTGCGCCAGATCGACGAGAGCTGGCGCATGGCCTTCGAGGGCGATCCCGACATTCCCCCCTTCACCATCCGCACGATGCGCGACGGCACGGAGATGGAGATCGCCGGCGGCTTCAAGTACGGCCTCACCCGCGCCGCGCGCCAGGCGATGGGCGGCGCGCCCAACCTCAAGCTGGTCCACCTGATGAGCAACGGCGGCCGGATCGGCGAGGCGCGCGAGCTCGCCAAACTGATCTCCGACCGTCACCTCTCGACCTACACCGCCACGGTCTGCATGTCGGCCTGCACGATCGCCTTCATTGCCGGCCACGAGCGCTTCCTGAAGATCGGCGGCAAGCTCGGCTTCCATCGCGCGGCCTTTGCCGGCGTCGAGAACTCCGACGCCATGCGCAGCCTGCTGCTCGACGCCGGCATCGAGCGGCCGTTCGTCGACCGGGTGAGCGCCCAGGCGGCGAGCGGCATGTGGTATCCGACCACCGGCGAGCTCGAGGCCGCGCACGTCGTCACCGCGATGGTCGGCAACCGTCGCTTCGCGGCCTCCGGGTTGGGCGCCGATCCGGCGCCCGCCGACTTCGCCCGCGACCTGCGCATGATCGGCGTCTACCGGACGTTCGAGGAGATCGATCCCGGCCTCTTCAAGCGCCTGGTCGAGGAATACCGGCGCAGCTACGGCCTCGGCCATTCGGAGGGCGACATCCAGGATCGGCTGGGCGGCATGGTGGCGCCGCGCATCCGCGCTCGGATCGCCATGACCGACGACGACGTGCTGGTCGACTACGCCAACCTGATGGCCGACCAATACGCCGCGGTCGGCGCCAGGAACGCCCGCACCTGCTTCCTGCGCGTCACGCGCGGCGCCACGCCGGAAGAGGAGGCGCTGATGACCCCCGAGCTGCGCGCGCGCGAACAGGCGCTGCAGGTGCGTGCGCTGCGCTCATTCCACCCGCGCTCGCCGGCGCCGCAGGATCTCCTGCAGGCCAACTATGCCGTGGTGTTCAAGCAGCTCGGCGAGCGCTACAGCCAGGAAGATCTGCAGATGTTCGGCCATCCCGACAAGGTGGCGCCAGCGCAGT